GGTTGACACACAGCTCTGCCACCTGCTCAGGGCTGTGCCCGCCATCTTTCGACGTCACGACAAACGGCGACCCTGTTGCACTTCCTGCTTGGAACATTATCGACCCACTCTCATCTGACCATCGCGATAATCGTCACGCTTCGACCTAACGTCAATGCCAGTCAGCTGACGCAAAGCCTCATCATAACGCTGGCTGTAAACGCCCATCATGTCAGCGTCACCCTTGAGGTATGTGTATGCCTCAAGTATCGAGCCATAAAGAAGAACCCCTTTTGCATTCTCACCAAGCCACGACTCTCCGGCATCAACGATAGACGGGGGATCGTAGTAGTATTGGAGCTCCACGGTGTAGTTTTTGTCTGGCGATGGGCCAACAATGAAGTTGCCAGCGCTGGTCGGAGTTTCCCCGTCAAACTGTGCGTAGAACTTTGGTGTTCCCGTTGTCGCAGCGTTGGGGAACGCCTCTCGAATAAAGCTTGGGTCTTTGTCATAGAGGAAGCTGTAGTTTCCATCCTCATCGACAACAGCAAAGGAGAACACCGACAGGAAGTCTGTCGGACGCGCAACATACGGATTCCCTGACACAATCGGAGCTGTCGCCCCCTTGCGCAGCTCGGGGATCATAACAGTGCGATATATCCGCTGCTCCGCCTGTTTGACGAAGTTGGGGATGTTGGCAACGAAGGATGTCTCCTCCGTCTCGCAATATTCCTGAATTAGCTCCACGAGCTGCGCATAGTTCATGTCTTAGGCGCTCCGAGTGAACTTGCCACCACGCTTGGCGGCACCCATGCCACGGACTTTACCACCCTTGGCTTTCTTCTCGGGAGCAGGTGTGATCTTCTCTTCGTCGGCGATGCGTTTGGCAATGCTGTCGCCGCGTGCAACAGCCGGGCCATCCTTGATACCCTTTGGCCGCTTCAGTGGACGAGGGGACTTTTTCGGTGCCAATTTTTCGTCAGACTTCTTCGCCATGTTACTCTCCTATGGTGACAGTGACGGTGCCAACAGCACCGGTAAGTTTGACCTCTGGGTGGCCAACCGGCCGCCATCCAAAGAGCCCAAGGGACTGCCCACGACCTGCGTCTGGCCGTGGATCACGCAAGGACTGCGGATCAACAATGCGCAGTCTGCCCAAGAAGTTTTGAGGATGGTCCCCATCGGCGACATCCCGGCCGACCCGATACCCGGTGCGCTGGCCGTTCACGGTCTCGTAAACGAGATCCGACAATTTGTACTGAAACCCTGTGCGATCGCAGATCCCAATCGCGTGTTTTCCGCGTGCATGCTTTGGCATCAGAACCCCCCGGCAAAGAAGGGTGAGAAGAATGTGGGCGACTTGTCGCGGTCTTCCCGCGCAGCCCGCTCGAACTCTTCTTCGTAGATCTGCTTCAGGGCGATTGCGCGCTGCGCGGCCTCGGGCTTCTTCGATGCTATCTCATAGGCCAGCCCTGCCACCAAGGCAGGTATAAAGCGGGGAGGCACGGCCGCGCCGTTACCAACGCCAGACTCAACCCCATCAATGCCACGGAGGCGGTAGAAAAACAGCTCGTATGTGTCAGCACTGTCGGGGACCGGCCACAGGGTCACGGTTGTTGTCAAACCACGGTCAATGTAGATCTGCGTGGACCGCCCCTCGAGAGCCTTGTTGGTCTGAGCAGCGTATGTGGACACGCTGATGCGTTCCAGAGCCGTATCTCTTTGATTCGCACCTGATCCTGTACGCAGCTGATGCTCAAGCAGATCAATGGTATTGTCAGGCAGGTCATACTGGGCCTGACCGGGAACAAGAGGCAAAACGCCTGACGCCACTGTGAACAGATTCAGGCCACGGTTTTGCCACTGCAAGGTCAGAAGATTCAGGCTGCGCCGCGCGGTGCGGAGGTCGTAGCCAGACTGCATCTCAAGACCGGCGCGCTCATACGCCTCCTCAAACAGCTCTGCTATGTCCGGTACGACAACTGTCATCGCTTACACCATCTTTCCTTTGGTGCGACCCTTCACGCAGGCGCCGTCACCTCGACCAACCTTGCCGCCGCGCTTCATGCCAACTGGACGCATAGCCCCGATGCCTCGGTCCATTGCTCGAGGTGGCACCATACCACCCACGGCTTTCTTCTTCACTGGCTTTTTCATCGGATCGCCTTTCAACTGACGGCGCGTATTTGCGCGGGAGATGGTCATTTTCGATGCTTCGCCGTTTTCTTGGCGATCTTCTTAGGTTGTGCCACAAATTGCTTGCCTTTGCGAGCACCTTCTCGCTTGGCGGGGACCTTGGCGATCTGCTGTTTCATGTTCGAGCGGGATATGGTCATGTCAACAATTCCATGCGCGCAGGCTCTTATTGATCCTGCTATCGGGGTCGTTGGCTGTCTTGGACGAAGTGTTCTTCGCCTTCATGCCCTTCATTCTGGCACAAAAGCTCTTGCGGCGAGCTGCGTCTTTGGTTCCCGGCTTGGCTTTTGGCGCCGGAGGCTTGAGGTTCATGCCTTGCTTTTTGGCGCTTGCGCGACCTTTCGCATTAAGTCCTCCCTTGGAGCTCTTGCCTTCTTTGCGTTGCCAAGCAGGTGTCTTTGCCATGACGTGTATCGCTCCGCTCGGGGGCAGGTATATGCCTGCCTATTTCCTCAAATGCTGCTCTATGTTGTCCAGCTTTTCCATGACCTTAGAAAAGCTGTCTTTAACCTGCCTAAACTCGCGGTCATGCGCTTCTTTCGTAGCCGCCATCTGCGCCTTGATCACGGCAATATCCGTCGTCTGCGTCTGCTGCACGCGGTACAACAGAAACACAAACGCCGTCACAGGCGCCACAATCCACTTCATAATCGCTTCGAGCAGGTCCATATCGTCATCCCTTAAAAGAGCAGTTTACCCACTTGTCCCCAAAACACCGCGCCCGGTACCTCTGCCTCGGCCAGCATTTCGTCGTTCAGCAGCCGCAGATTGGTGCTTAGGCTAGACCACATCACCCCGCACCAGCCCCAGCGCGTCAAGCGTTGCCAGCCCCTGCGACGGCACGATGATCAGCGTCGCCGATGCACCTGCAACAGGCAATGGCGCGGGGTTGTCATGGTCGATTACTGGCTCATCCACGCCCAAGGTCAGCGCGTCACCGTTTGCCACATGATACTGCGTCCCGTCCGCCGCGACCCAGATCGGGCGCGCGTCAAGGTCAGACAGCGGGCCAGTTGTTCCAACTTTCTGCGCGATTAACACAATCATACCGTTGCTCCTTCACCAGCATATTCAAACACCGATTGCAGCACGGCCTTTTCAGCCGCAGATAGCAGCCCGCCCGCCTCGTTGTGGATGTGGATCGCATAGAGGCGGGCAGTCGCCCCCAGCAGGTCAAACGCCCCGCCAGCATGAACCACGTTTTCCGTGAGGCTGTGGCCCGTCCGGTCCATGCGCGCGACCGTGTATGTTCCAGCCGCAAGCGTGAATGGCAGACCATCGTCGATCAGATCGTTGCGCAGGTAATACACACTTCGCTGGCCCGCCTCGGTCACGTCAAATCCACCCGCGCGCGTAATCTGAACGTCAGACGCAGACGCGGCCTGCTCAAGCTGCGGAGCGGAAATATCGAGGGTGATATCGATTGCTCCGGATGCTGCGAGGCGCAGATAGGAGCCGACCGTAGCAGTGTCAGTGGACGGCAACTGAAAACTGGTCGTGCGCCGGGTATCCGACGCAAGTGCGCTCTTGATGTCTGCGCCAATATCTGCGCCAGCCGGTGCCACACTAGCGTCGTAACCACTGACCGCGAGAGACACGCGCGTGATGTTCGTGGTGTCCCCTGCGACCATCTGCACCCAAGCGGATGCAGTCCAGTCCTGACCTTCTGCGGCGGGAATGGCGCTTGCGGGGGTTGGAGGTAAAAACACGGAGCCCGTGGGTGTGCCGTTCAGTCTGACACGGAGGTTGGGGCGGTCGTTTTTATCGGCCAGAGAGACAATCTCGACCGTCCCGGCTGGCATACCCGATATCGACCACCCCGTAGGCAACGCACCGCCAGAGCCAAGGACACCAACAACCGCGCCCTCCATGCTGTTGTTGGGCAGCCGGTTCCGCAACCCGCTTGCCGGATGCCGCGCAAACCGAGGCTCTTGCGCCGCCGTGGTCTGGACGCCAAACAATTCGCCGGACTGCGACCGCAACGCGCGAACATCCCCGCCGAGTGTCGTTTGCAGGGTCGTGCCGCCTGTGTCGCTGAATACGGTCGTGGGCTGGACGATGCCCAAAGTATCGCCGCCAAGGACGGATTGCAGCAGGTCATAGGGCGCATTGAGAATGTTCAACTTTGGGAACCATGCAGCAAACTGTTCGCGGTTCGCGATCGTTTGAATCCCGGCGGGGGTCAACAGGGCGTTCAGGTTTCCTCGCGCCACAGGGCCCAAAGTCCCCGCCGCAGCAAGCTGGCCGGAACCTTGATAAAAATCATAAATGGTCCGAATACGGTCCAATCTTGTAGCAGCATCTTCCGTCCCAACAAACGGCGTGGTCAGTGTGCTCATGTTGCTATCCCATCATCCCAAATAGTGAAGGGGGTCGCATCCCCCGTCGGAGAAGTCCATGTTGGCGCGACGCCGGTTGTGTCTGTCAAATCCAACCATTGGCCTTCCACGATCCACGCAGTTGCATCTGCCCATGCAGCTCCTGTTGGAAGTGTATCATCCCACTCACCAAACAAAAACCAGCGCGGGTATAAAGCAACCAACGACGCTCGGTCTTGGTCGAACTGCTCGCGCCGCCCGGAACCCAGATTGCCGAATGGCGAAAGATTGCCGTGCCAATTACGCATGGTCGATGATGACTTTCGCAGTGCGACCATTGACCGGTGTTGCGAACAGGCGGCCCGAGCTAAGAGTTGCGGACAGATCGGACATCGCAATGCGAAGTTCCCCGGCCTCACCTTGCGAATCGACCGGTCGAGCATGGTAGATATAGCCGACATCTGACAAAGCCGCCGGTGCCGGACCGCTCGTTGCGCGAATTTTCACCGAACCTGTGACCACTTGAAACGTGATCTGGGTGGCGTCAGAGTTTGTTAACTCAGTCCATGTACCGGGCGGGCAAGTGATTCTGGCTTGGTTTTGCGCCATGACTTACTCCTTCGCCTTCTTGGGCTTGCGCTTTGGCGCGGGCGGTTCAACCACCTCTTCAGCGGCCTCCGCGCCAGCGGGCTTTACGCCACGCCGCGCCAACTCTTCCTCACTCGCAGGGTGCCACTTCATCACGCGACCGCAATAGCTGTGCCAGCTGCGGAAATCCAATCCGTGCCGTCAGAAACAGCAATCGTCGGGCTGCCAGCCAAGCCGTCAGACACAAACACGATCGTGCCGGTCAGATCATCTGCCGACGGGGCAGTCGCAACGGTGAAGGTGGGGAGCGTGACGGTGCCCGTCACATCGCCGGTAAGATCACCAACAAAGCCATTGGCCGAGTTTACCGGTCCAGAGAAGTGAGTATCAGCCATTTAGGAACTCCTTGTGGTTGGCATATTTGAGCGCAAGTTTTCGAGCAGAGCTCGTATCCAAGCCAACCCGTCTTCCGCGCTCAGCATAAGACAGATCTGGATTTTGAACAATGAATTTCACACGCGACACAAAATCTGGGTCCGACAGAAGTCTTGCCGTGTGAGCCTCGGACAGCTTTTTTCGGTACTCAGGGGTGACGTGCTCGGTTTTCCCAAGTTTTGACACACTGATCTGAGACTTTGTCTGATCAGTGTGGCGCCTATTTTCCATAGGGGTTCGCGCCGTAGAGGAGATGTTAAACAACCCCGGACTTTCGTCAAACTTTGCATCTCCTTTTAAGTAGGCTTCTTCAAGAATGTCCATATCCGCAGGGTCTTCAAACGTGACTTCGATTTCAGCAGTGAACGCGTCGGCAGGGGCGCTGTCAAACGCTGACTGCAAGTGTGGGTTTGGATGAATGCCTTTTTTCAACAAGCGAAAATGCTCGCCAATCCGTTTCTTGACTCGACGCGACTGGCCGACATAACACTGGCCGGTAGACCTATCCACCACCCTGTAAACCCCACAAAAATCATTTGCATATGGCATGAACAAGTCCCCCTGAACTTCAATGTGCCACAAAGCGCTGCAAAAAGCAACGCCTCATACAGGCGCAGTCCACACCCACCTCTTCTTGCCGCAGTCATATATTCGACGCGCTCCCATAAGGTATGTCATCTCGGCCTCGGTCCGTGGATCTGTTGCAGGGTCGAAGCTCTCTTCCAAGTCATGCTCTGCCAATCTCGAAGGCAGCAGACGACGCTGGTAGTGAGACTTCGGACGCAGCCCGCCCCTCATGCTCCAGACTTGGTAATCCGGCGCCACATCCGCTTCCAGATCAAACCCCAGTTGCTCGTACATGCCACCATTGAACCACCTATTGTCCGAGAACGACTTCACTGTGGGAGGGTTGTGCTCCGCTACGAAAGTCTTGAAGAGCTTGCTGGCTGCGCCGGCGACAGGCAGGCGCGTGGCGTATCTGCTCAGCGTCCACTGTCGCGTTTTTGCACTGCTCCCGCGGTCGTTGGCCCCAAAGGTGAACCGCATGCACGCCACAAGCTTGCCTTTGTAATACAAACCGTAGTGCTCGCCGGTGCCCGATCCACCTTGGGGATGGTACCTCTCGTAGAACACCCGCGCCTCTTGTACCGTGGGCTTGGCCATCGTGCACTTGCGGGCCATCAGCTTGCCACGTGTCGCCCCCACAGCGTTGCGCAACATGCGCTTCACGGTTTCGGGACGCTCCAGCCATTCGGTCTCGTATAGCGTGATGAGGCGAATCCCCTTTTCGGCACACAAGCGATGCTTCTCAGCATGCTTAATCTTGTTCTTCTTTTCCTCGTCACGATCGCCGTGGCTGTGCCAGTACATGCCACAATACTCCACGGCGAGGTTGTGCTCGGGCAGGTATATGTCCAGCTCCTTCGGGCCGATTAATGTGCGATCGCGCTGCAAGACGGTTGTGAAGCGGGCGAGGTAATCAGCGAGGGTGCCCTCTGAGGCGGATTTCATGTGGTTGCACTTTGTGCACCCCTCTTTCCCGGAAAGATGGTTTGTGGGGCTTTGCTCGAACGGGCCATGGGCCCGACAAAGTATGACCACTTTTTCATGGGACCCGGCGTAATGCACACGAGAATAGTCATACTTGTCGCCCCATAACTTGACAGCCTCAGCTATGAATGTTGGGAGGCTTTTACGGCTACGGTCGCCCAAAGCGTCGTGTTTGCAACTTGGGCACCCCTTGCCATTCACGTGGTTAGTGGGGCTTTGCCAAAAGCTACCATGCACAGGGCAGATAATCTCAACTGGGGTCTTGGCTGAAACATACACTGCACGGCTATAGTCAAACCCTCGCCCCAAACTCTGCACGACTTCTAGAAAACTCGCTTGGTCCGAGTAAGCTCGGCGCTTGTTTGTGGTATGCACATGCTTCTCCATGGCGCGCTCGCGCCCACAAGTCATGCAGGTGCCCACAGAAGTGAAACGATAATCTATATGACCACGAGGGCAGGGGGCGCCGGTAAAATAGTGTTTTAGCCCCAAACGCTTGGCCTCTTCACGAGAAAGCAACTTTTGCATATCATGGATCCTAACTTATATGACGAGATAATGTATATGATCTCATATAAGTTGGTGTCAATACCAAAAAGAAAGGCCCGCCGAAGCGGGCCTAACTACTTGATTTGTAAGGCTTACGCGCCGGGACTTCCGTACATACCGAGCGGATCACTCGAGCCAAAAGAATATCTTTCGCGCGCCTTGTAACGGACATTTCCGCTGTCAAAGTCACCTTCCATAGCAGTCTGCATCGCCACGCGGACGAAGTGCTTCATGCCGTTTGGAACGTCCGTCTTAATGAACCACGCATCATTGTCGGTCAGATAGTGGTTGACCGCGTAGCCCTCCGGGATCGAGCCCATGACGCGCAGTGCGTTGGTGTCGTTGTCCGCGGTAGAGGTGCGCAGCTCGGTTTGCAGCAAGCGGGTTGCCACAAACATCAGCGACGGTGGGACAATCAGCTTGCGCGGACGCGCGGCGATCAGAAGACCCCGTTCGTCAACATAAGCTGCAATGTCGATCACTGCCTGCTCCAGCGAGGTCTCGTTGAGATCCGCGGGAACCGCAGGTGCGTTCGAGTTCGTCGCACCTGACACAGTGGGACGTGCTGTGTTAAACAGCGTTTCCCCGTCACCTGCAAGGAACGTGGTGAAGCCTTGGTTTAGCAGCGAAGCTGCTTTCACCTGCTTCGTAAACGCCATGGCGCGAGCAAGCGCCTTGGTGTAACGAGCCGATAGAGAGTCGTAAAGGTTGTCCTCCATCGCCTCTTCGGTGATCGAGAAGCCCATGGCCACCGTCTCGTGATTGTAACGAGCGGTGAAGGCTTCCTGAGCCGTGTCGTACTGAATGGAAGCCCCTTCAGACTTCACAGGTGCCGCGCCGAAGCCCGACAGCTTCACTTCTTCCTCGAAGCTACGCTCGGAGGTTTCAGTGTCGTAGATCTCTGCGTGTTCGTTTTCGTACTTGTCGTACTCAAGACCAAACAGAGCGTTGAGGCCCGGCAGGAGCTCTTTTAGCGCCTGTGCGCGTGAAATAGTCGCCATTTACTGACCCTCCTTATACGCCGGTTGCGAAGTCGTAGGAATGAACCCCGACATTCAGCTTGACGATGAACTCCGGGTAGTCGTCGCCCTGCGTTTCGTCGGCGATGCCAACAATCCGCACAGCAAGCGTGCCCGTTGCTGCAAGACCAGCACCATTGCTGCCAACAACAAGATTCACGCCCGAGTTACCGGTCGATGTGCTGCCAGCAGTGCCAAAGCCCAGAGCAGCGTTTTTGCCGATTGCGCCCGGCCAACCAGAACCGTTGGTCCCGGAGTTGAACGTGCCAAGAGCTGCCGAACCTTTGACGCGGAACAGGGCTGCTGGATCGTCCATGACCTTGACAAACACTTCGGTCGCGCCCCCGGTTACGAGGTTCGCAGGCAAGAAGTGGTTCTCGGTGGGCTGGCCTTCGGCCGACACATAGCGTGCGCCTACGCACACGCCAACGATACCGGCAGTGGTGCCGGCAACAGGGGTTGCAGATACAGCGGAAGGCTGCCCCGCATCCGAAAGAACGACAAGATCACCGTTGAAAATGGCGGCGGCGTTGTTCGCCGACACCTTGTATTCACGGATAGCCCCGCCGCTGAAGGGACGACCGCCGATTGCTTGAATCGCACGGAGGCCGTAGGGAGTGGCAACTGAAGCCATGTCTCTCTCCTCAAAACGGTTTCATTACCGGCAAGGTCACTTGCCGAAGTTGGTCTGGCGACTGGATCGTTCGGGACGCAACACTGGCATACGCGGGTCAGACTCGCGCATATAGTTGTTATCGACGGCATTCATTTGTGCTTGCGCTTCCGCAAGTTGCCCTTCGACACGCGCCTCAACGAGGTCATCTGGGATGCTGCATAGAATCAGACCCCCAACCTCAATGTTGTCCTTGAAACGTGATCCAACGTCGGAAAGAACTTTGAGTTCAGGAAATTCCGAGGCTTTGACGGGCACATAGCCCTCACGAAACCGGCGAGACACGTTCATGTTATCCGCATTGCCCAAGGCAGAGGTGCGAACCCAACGGAACTTGAGTCCGTCGCGCGGTTCGGGGGCAGGGATAACAGACTGACGCTTCCACGTAGCTTTGCGCTGCGTGGCTTCGCGGGTATTCGATTCGCGTGGTGTCCGATCAGCCATTGGTCTTATCCTTCATCAGTTGCGCCGCATATTGTTGTGGTGTCAAGCCCAAGCGCTTGGCGAGAGTCGCTTGGGTTTTGGTGAGAACCAACTTGCGTGGATTTTTCGACGACGTTCGAGTCGTCGGGGCAACCACGGAGCCAGCTTGACGCGTCTGAGTTCTCACCTCTTCGGACCCGCCAAACTTTTCAGGAAAACGCGAACGGATCGCGTTATCAAGCTCACTATAGTATGTTTCACTGTTTGGATCAACGCCGCTCTTTACGAGCCGCTCATGGACCCCGAAAGCATACCCAGTCATCTCGCTGTCTTTTTGGAACCAGTCGTTTTTCTCGGCCCAATCCAGCGCCCGTTGGGGAGGTTTTTGCACCTGCGGGGAGGACGCAGGCGTGCGTGGCGCTGGATTGGCGGGCTGTTCCGGTGCCGGCTTGTAGCTCGACAGTCGGTACATCTCATTGCTGAGCTCAGTCAGCTTTGTCTGCGCGTTGAGCATGGCATCCGCGTCACCGGCCTCGTAGGCGGTTTTGAACGCTGATCTGGCTTGCTCGAGCTGAGTTTCCACACGCGCCTTGGCCTGCGAGACGAGGTAAGTCTCACCTTGGCTCAGACGCTTGCGCATCTCTTCGGCTTCCTTGCGCGTCTGCGCAGCGTAGCGAACAGCCTCTTCACGAAGACGTACAGCCTCTTCCTTGGCGCGGCGCTCCTCGTGGAACTCGTACTTCATCTTGCTGATGCGTTTTTTCACGCTATCGCTGTAGTTTTCGAGCTCGTCGTCTTCCGGGATATCCGGTTCGGCGCCTTCTGGGCGGCGCGGCTTACCCCGGTCTTCTTCCGGGGTGTCGTCTTGGATTTCGACCTCGAACTGATCTTCACCTTCGATTTCGAAATCGACTTCGTCTTTTTCTACGGCCTTGTTCATACCAAACTCCCCTTATGCGCGCGAATAGCCGCGTGGATCGTCCACCACAGCCTCTACGGTATCGTCGTTGATGATGCGGAACTCTTTGCCCATGATCTTGAATCGTGTGCCAGAGTAGGAACGGAAGATGATGAAATCACCCTCTTTGCACCACGGGCCATCGGGAAACTTCTCCGAGTCCGAATATGCTTCTGCACCAACCTTCAGCACAAAACCAATGATGGTGGCGGTCTCTTCGGCCGACTTCAGACTTTCGGGCATAAACACACCGCCCGCGGTCTTTTCACTGATTTCGGGAATGGCGATCAGCAGTTTGTAACCGACCGGTTTCGGCAGTTTTGCCGTGATGGCTTCGTCGTCAATCTTGTTGTCTGTGTACATGACACCCTCTTGCAGCGATTGAGGCTCGCAGTTGCCTTGCGCGGACCACCCGCGAACACCAAAGACCCTATTGGTCCATAAACCTTTTTTCCAGCTCTTTAATCTCTTCTTCCACAACTCTGTACGCTTCGTGCTGTGAAACAGCTTTTACGTAGTCCTCGAGAGTTTGGGGGCGTCCCGACATAGTATACTCAGTCAGGCTGGCCTTACGCTCCGCCAGAAAGCGGAAAAGAAGTGCGAAGATGTGATCACCTTCCATCAGTTGCCTCCGTTGTCGTCACGATCAGTGAGACCTTTTGCTGCCTCCTTGGCCAGCTCGGTGCCGGCCCGCATCGCTTCTCGCATCTCGCTGCTGTTGTTGGTCGCAATCTGCGTGGCCAGACGGACACCGACCCGCGCGCCCTCGCGCTCATCTTCCGAGGCGATGCGTTCGCGTTGAACTTCAATCTTGGCGGCTTTGTCGGCGAGATCGACCTCGAGTTTGGCTTTGCTCATCTCGATCTCATGCTGGGTTTCTGCCTCTTTCCGAGCCTGCTCACGCTCCTTGAGCTCCAGCTCTTTTATCTGGATCTGCGTCAGCGGATTCTGGGCTTCTTCCTGAGCCTGCTGCTGCGCGGCTTCGGCTTGGTTGCTCTTGAGCAGTTTCTCGGCCGCCATGGCGGTGGCCTGCGACAGCTGAACCTCGACGTCTTCTGGCAGCGGCTCGCCTTCTGGCGGCAGCGGGACGCCCATCTTCATCTCCAGCTCTTTGCGATACTGGAACGCCACGTGCTCTGTGATGTGAGCGGCCATGGCCGACTGAATTGCCGCCGCGAACGGGGACTGACCGACAATCTGCTGGAGCTTCGGGTCTTGCGCCGCAGCCATGTGCACAGCGATGTGTGCCTCGTGGTCCTGATACAGGAACGCTTTGACCGGCTCCTGCTTGAGCATGGCCATGTTCTCGCTGACCGGATCTTTTGGTTCGATATCCTCGGGCAGCGCGATGATATCCTCGGCGTCCTGAATCCCCATGACCTCGAGCATCTGGCGGTGCAGCTTACCCATGTTGTAGAGTTGTGGAGCCTGCTGAGCCAGCTGCAAAACCGCCTGATACTGCACAATCCGCTGCGCCATAGTGGCGGCATTGGGGTCCGAAACTGGGATAACGTCGATGACTTTGTTGTCGAAGTCCGCGACGCGGTCAAACTCACCACCCACATCGAACCGATACTCCGGTCCCATGAAATCATGGACCACCTGCGCGAGTATCCGCAGCTCTTTGTGCTGCGCGGCGTGGAGCCGGGCCTGAACGCCCGACATGACCTTCATCGAGCGCTCCATCAGCGCCAGTGTGGTGCCGACCGGCGCCTGCGCACTCATGTCGCCAACCTGAATATCAGCCACCGAGCCGATGCGCCGCCCCTCTTCCACCACGTTGCCAAGCAAGCTGTAGAGCACGGTGGACGGTTCTTTGAACGGCAGCGGAAAGATATTGTCTCGGATCGAGCCGCCCGGAATATCCACGTCGCGGAACTCGCCCGGCATCAGAGGACCGTTGTCGCCCTTGATGCGCATGCCGCTGGCCTTCATACCGGCAGGCAGATTCGACAATGTGCCGGCGTCGATCAGCTGACGCAAGATAGATGTCGCGGATTTTGCCAGACCACCGATAAGGTGGATCAGACCGGTCCCATAGAACCCCATGCCCGGCAGGTAGCGATAATGCGTGAAGTGCATCCGCTTGCGCATCTTGGGGTCGTCTTCGTACCAATTCCGACGAATTGACAGAATCTTCCGCGAGGTCAGGTCCAAGGTCACAATGTGGGGCCGGGCCACCCCGTCCGGGTCGTCGTAAGGTTCCGGCAGGTCAATGTCGACGTGCATCTCCAGCAGCGTGTGCCGGTCGTCGTCGCTCATTGACGCCTCGGTGCCCTCCATCTCGTCGTATTTTTCTTGGATATCGCTCTTCTCAGGCGCAGGGTCGGGCAAATCAACGTCCCGATAGAAGCCGCTCAGCTGCAACTTCAGGATCTCGTTGGCCTCTTTCTTCATCACATGGGTGAAGCGCGGGCATGCCTCCAAGCTTGAGGCACCGTATGCGACCACAAGGTCTTCGGCGGGCACAAACACCGACACCGGGCGTTCTTGGATCGGATCGTAGTAGATTTTCTTGAATGCGGAGCCCGACAGCGGCAGCTGGAACATCATCTGGTCCAGCTCTTCGCGATACTCGACCATCTTTTCTGTGATCAGATAGTTCAGCTCGCTCTTCACGCGGATCGACTGGTCGTATTTCTCACGCGAGTTTTTGCCGATGATCTTGGTGTTGACCGGCCCCGAGGCCGGCATCAGCTCACTCATGGCCTGTGCTTGGAACCGAACCACGGCTTCAGCCAGCATCGGGTGGAACACGCCTGACGCACCCTGCCACGGGATTGTGCGGTCCTCGATCTTCATCCCCAGCAGGTCCAGACCCTTGATATAAGACTGAGCCCAGTCCTTGCGGGTCGATCTGTCGGCCATGAACGAGTCAACCAGATCGGAGGCTATGCCTTCAAGCTCGCCCTCGTCAATCATCTCGGCAAAGTTGGCGTTGTGGTCGATGATCTCGACCTCGGCTTCCACGTCCGCTGAGAATGAATCGCCAATCTCGATGATAATCTCACCGTCCTCGGTGGCCATGGTGGTGATATCACCCTCGGGCATCTCGAACTCGAGATCTTCCAGATCCGGGTTCTCCGAAACTTCGTTGTCTGAGGGGCTGAGAGGTCGGGTTACGGCCATCAAAAATTCTCCTGCGGTGTGAGCCCGTTTGGCGCACTATATAGTGTATGGGGCATCAATAATAGCCCTCGGTTGTGGGCAGCTTGTATTCAGGCTCGTAGACCTCGTCCGTGGGCAGGGCGATAAACCCACCTTGCCGGAACCGCATCAGCGCCATCACAGTGCTGTCACAGTTGTGCACCAGCACGCCGTTGGCATAGTAGCTGTGAGCGTCAGCAACCGTCAGGTTGTAGACGGGCTTTCTCTCTCCGCTTTCTCTTATATCGTCTGGACGCGCACGCATTCCCGCATATGGTAGCTTTGCCAGAAGTAGACGCAAAGCCCGTCCCGCATTCTTCACATACCGCCGGTTTTGGATTAGCGGCCTGCTCCGCAAGCTTTTGTTTGCGGGCGATATATGCAGGGCCCCCCGGCTTGAGCGCTCTGGCACTGACTTGGCGGTGCCACTCTCGGCCTTCCTCAGATTTGTGCCACGCGGACGCTTTGGACCGGATACGCTCCAAGTGCTCCAGCTGCTCAGGACTGCGATTGAGGTGGACCAAGTCTTCAATATGTTCCGCCAGATGGTCTTCGGGAGAAAGGCATTCCAAGTTGCTGATGTCGTTGTTGAGAGTATTTCCGTCCTTGTGGTGCACGTGATGGCCCTCAGGAATGGGCCCTTTGTGGTGCTCCCATACAGCCCGGTGCAGACTGACACCGCCCCCTCCCCCTCTCCAAAAATACGCGCGCAACGGTCGGCGAGACGATTCAGGGTAGCGGTTGTATTTACGGCCGTTGAAGTAAACAGACTCGACAACGACACCCGGTTTTTGCGGCCACGGCATTTCACACCTCCCTTGCTGGACACCTTTATAGTATCCGCCATGGTTATAGTATCAAGCCGCTTCCAGCCTTTTGTTGTGGCGACTGGGTGATTCCCCGTTCCTTCCAAAGTCACGCCTGCATAGGACAACACATGTGTCGGTCGAACCCCTGTAAATCCACAGTCCAAAACCTGCTTTGGTCCCGCCGGAGTGTAGACCCAATCCCCGACACGGACCTTCTCAATGGGCTTCGTGTCACCATCCGCCATGGTTATGGCAGTGCCCGACACAAAACAGTGGTCATCATGGGGACCAAACGGGAATGACGCGATCTCTTCAACCACTTCTTCCGCCCACCGGCGGTCCGGCACCCAGCACATGCCAGAGGCAATGATGTCCGACACACTGTTGAGACGTGCCGTCTTGTCCCCGGTGCCCCGGTGCGGAGTGTACTCCGTGATCGGCAGGCCCATGCGACGCAGCTCCTGATACAGGGCGACCCCGGCCGACTTTTTCTCGACGATGAAGCTGTCAGGCTCCCAGTCCTTATATATGTCAAGCGCCAGCCGCTTCAGCTCCGGGAACTCGAGACGCTCCTTCACAGCATGCAGCAGGATCAGCTGGTGATGGTCTTCTTCCTCGTTGAGAAACACACCCCAAAGGGTGAGTGACGTGAAGTCTGCCCGGTTGTGCGTCTCGGCAGCGGCGTCCAGCGACGCGATAATGTAGTCACAGGGCGGGGGCTGGTCCTTCAGCCACTGTCGCCACCACTCGCGCTTCACGATGGCAGCTTCTTCCGCCGTGGGTTTCTGCTGATACTGCGCATTCCACTGATAGGTCGGCATCGACGCCTTGGTGCGCAGCAGCGCGGGCAGATCGAAGAACTCCGGCCACAGCGCCCGCTCCTTTGTCGTCACGACGCCCGTTTTCGGGTCAGTTTTGTTGACCGTAAGGATCGCCGGGAACTCGAACACGTCGTACTGGTCCGCGCCCTCATTCTTGGCCATGTCACCAATGACACGCCCGATCAGGTCCTGCGGTGCCCATCTGGTACCCACGATCGCTACGGCGCCGCCCGGCATCAGACGCGTTCTGGCACCGAACGTGAACCACTCGTAGGCTTTGTGAAACACCTCGGTGTTGCCGTTAAGGACATCTTGCTCACTGTGGACGTCATCACATATCAGCATATGTGCACCGCGACCGGCCAAGGCTGAGCCGACGCCACATCCAAAAAATCCACCACCCTGATTTGTGTTCCAGCGCCCGGCGCTCTTGCTGTCGCTGGCCAAGGAAACGTCCGGGAACACTTCCCGGTATTGCTCTGTGGCGATCAGGTTCCTGATTTTACGACCAAAGTCGACGGCAAGGTCCGTCGTGTGTGACACCAACATGACCTGATGTGTGGGATTGCGCCCGATATACCAAGCCGCGTAGTATATGGAGACAAGCTGACTTTTTCCGTGCCGCGGAGCAACTGACACGCAGATGCGGTCCTTACGCCGGGCCTCGATGTCCTCGAGCAGGGCAGCCAGCCGCTTGTGATGGGCGCCGACCTTATAGTCATCCTGCATGTGGCAGCAGAATGCGATCAGACTGTCCTTGAGCTTCTGCAAGCGCTGGCGCTCGGCAAGGTCGCCAACAAGATTGTCCAGCTCCTGAAGCTCCGCCTCGCTCAGCTGGTCCACATTGGCCAGCAGCAGGTCAATGTCTTCAGGCGTGAAGTTGCCGCCGTCCACGATCAGTAATCCTCACGCTCGGCGGCGCCCATGTTTATTTCAGACAACTCTGTTAGAACGCAGTGAGCTGCGCCCTGCATGGAATAACCACCAACAAATCCGACAATGCTGTAGCCCGCCTTCCAGTCTGGGCCCACGTAAGCGCAAGCCAAACCTTGCACTTGTCCGGATCGCGCCTCCTGCAAAAGCCGTTCCAAAAAAGCAATTAGACCTAAATGAGGCTCTGTGGGAGTTTTCGGAAAATTGCTTTCGCGAAGCGATATGATGTTGTCAGCCATACTATGCCTCCTCGGCATCGAGAATGTCATCACCGCTGTCTTTCGGTGTAACATCTTTCAACTTGAGCAGCTTTTCGCGGAGTTTCTCACGCAGGTCTTCTGTGGTCTGGTGAGTGACGGTCACTTCGCTGCGATCTGTGAACAGGCCGACGTCGGTAATTTTTCCCAGCAGCTCCAAGGCACGGATGCGGATGCGCGGGTCGGGGTTCTCCGACTCCTGCACCAACTTGTTCATCACCAAGTGGCGCACCTTCACGGCGTCCGTGACAATCTCGTGGCCGAAGTTTTTCAGAATCTCAGCCGTCAACATCACCGCGGCCGGAGGCAGCGATCCGATACGTTGTGGCGTGGCCACCGACGAGGCTCTGGCAGGGTCTTGTGCGTAGCTTGTCGCCAGCGCGGCCGCCGTCTCCTTGTCCTCTGGGGTAGGTGGTGGGGCTTCAAGACCATGTTCCATCAATAGCCGGGCAGCGTTCGCAGCTGCCGCAGCATTACGGAGGAGATCCTTCTGGCCCGCAAGATCGTTCTTGGCGGGCACCGGGACGCCAGAGTCTATGTCAATATGCAGTGCCATGTTGCGGATAATAGCACCAGACCTTGGCTCGGGCAAGGGTCCGCTGACGCGGCTGAATATAGTATAATATGTGTTTATATGTATAGCATGGTACCAAAGTATACAAAAATATATTTAGGGGGGTGGGGTATCGAAGTTCACGATTTGTTTTTAATGGGGTGGGGGTACTTTTTGGGTATAGTTGAGCGAAATAGTTGGGAATGCGGTGTCGTTGGTGTGGAATAATATGTATAGGGGCGCGCGGCCAGCCCGTCAGTCTGGGGGGTGCCCACCCCGTGGGGTAAATCCGACGCCACGTCGGACGTTTTTTCGCTACGTTTCACGCTATCTTGTCCTATTGTCATGACAGAACACGTTTTACCGTGATATACCTTTGGTATCGGAAAGGCAATGACGCCGCCGATTGAACCATGAAAAGGAAAATACCATGACACTTTCAAATTCAAACACCGCCACCTTGATTGCCACGGTCAAGGCGTCCGGTTCACTCGACAACGCCAAGGTCGCATTTGCTAAGCGCATTGCGGAAATGGCTGAAACGGGATGGACAGCCGCGGCTTTCGATTCCAAGGCAGACGAAATCGACCTAATTCGCGACACTATCGCGCAAGCTGTATTCAACAAGTCGGATTATGCGACGTGGGCCGACACTTCACTAGCGCGCAAGGTGAAGCAAGGCGACAAACATGTCACGTCAAAGCGCGGAAAGCTGGTCGATCTGGTGGACAAGCGCATTCGCGATATCAAGAAAGCTCTGGTGACCTTGGAAGCTACACCAGCTGGCAAGGCAAAAGGCGCCAATGCCAATGCGCCGCGCGCGCTAGACCAGCGTATCAAGGATGAACTCGCCAAGCTGCGCAATGCAATCAACAAGGATGCAACCGCAGAACCGCCGGTTCTGGAAACCACGCAACGCGAGGAAATTCTTGCAGCTTTCACTCGCGTGACAGACCTTCTAGCTAAACACTAATCAACCCCAGCCCCAGCGCCA